TTACGGCGTGTTTTATAACGATTAGATAACGCCAAGATCCTCAAGATCATCGATATGGTCATCAATCGTGCGATCCCTATAATCGGTTTCAAGACCCATAAGACTTCCTATTATAAGTAAAGCTGCCATCTTTGTTTATTGGGATCAGCGTAGGGGTCATATTCTTGCCATTCCATTCAAGCACAGCAATACCCATTTGCCAATTAGCGAGCCCCTTGGTATATGAGGCTTTAGCGCGATTCATAAGGTTGCCCACCTCAAGCCCGTAAAGGGGTCTATAAGCCCCGTAGAGCCCCTCTGAGTAGGCTGACATACCTAGCCTATGGGTATGACCACAAACGACGCTCTTACCGGCCTTTTTGGCAAGATTTAGGGCAGTCTGTCCAGCGTTAGGATTCATGTTGCCTTCATCGCCATGAGCCAAGATCCAGCCCTTTTCAAATTCATAGAATTGTTTATGGAAAGTTATACCTAAATCATCAAATTGCATGAACTTAGCGTATTGCAACTCAGGTAGGCTAATTAAGCCAGGTACTTTTAATAAAGTGTTGTATAAGCGATCAGTATGATTTGATCTAATTATGTGAGCTTCTTTGGAATGCTCGGTTAGCGCCCAAAGGATTTCTTGAGTAGCTGACCTATCATCGTCAAGGGTCTGCTGATAAGCCAAAGGTGTTTTCTCAGCCCATCGGCTAATAGTTTGAAAATCGATTTCATCGCCAACGCAAAGGACACTATCAAACCTCTCTCGCTTGGCTAACTTAATTACATTCTTAACTGCTACTTCATGGTGGTATGGGATTTGTAAATCCGAGATAACCAAGTATCGCTTAATCTTCATCCTCATCTGGAGTAGGAATAGTTGGGATGATCCCTTTATCGCCTACGATCCAGTCAGGCATTGAGTCAGGATTATCCATTAGATATAGTGCTACCGACTCTGAGAATCCAGCCCTACGAGCTGTTTTGAATATCTCATGTTTAACGATATACCATTGATCCAATTTAGTTATTTCAGGAGTGTGGCGAACTCTCCGCCTATTGACCTTTTTGCGTTTAGTTTGTTTGCGTGTGTTCGCCATAAAAGAAATTATCGCCTATTAATGATTTCAAATAACGAATCAACACGCTGTTCTAATCTTAAACTTCTTTGATCTATTCGGTCGATTGCATCTTTGATCGAGCTGCCTGAATTCGGCTTAAGTTCACTTAGGAAACTTTTAATAACCCATCGTAGAGCCAACAATAAAGCGGTCGCGATACTGCAAACGCCAACGCCAAATGCGACCCATTCGTTTGGACTCATGACTCATTCGATCCAATGCCATATTCTCCCTCTGACTTATCTAATGCTTTTGCTGCTGGTCCTGCTAAAGCTGCAATAACTACTGATACTGCTGGATCTAATCCAAGTTCATTACTTGCCAAGAATGTCAAGAATGAAACTAACACTCCACGGAAGTAAGACTTTAAGACTGCCTTTTGTTTTTTGCTGATTTTCATTAATTGCCTTTCAGTAGTGGGAGGTCGAACTTTTCGCCTGTTTGATTTGGCTTGAAAGAAATATGGATGTGCTTGTGATGTGGATTAATGCCACGATACTTAACCCAACGCCATAACGATTTACCTGAACATATTTTACCAGCATGGATTATGTAAGAAATACGCTTATCTTTTTTTGCTGTGAGTCGAAGTTGATCTGCCAAAGCGTGACTAATCCCTTGCTCGTCAGATAAGCCAGCGTCAATATCGATTGCGCATACCTCACCTGATGGTCGTGGGTTATGGTCGGACTTCCTTGATTGATGCTTAAGATCACCGATCCATCCATCAGCTTTCCTGCTGCGATCCACGAAAGTATCATTTACTTGATCGCGTAAAGTATCAGCAGATTTAGATAACCAAGGCTTCATTAGCCAAGTAACAATTTTGCTTCATCAGCAGTAATGCCAAGTCTGTCAAGTAATGCTGCCTTAGCAGTTGCTCTTGCTTGGGCTTCCGCTTGCGCAATTACAAAATCTGCCTCTGCTTTTTCTCTATATTTTTTTTCAGCAGCAGTTTCTTCACGCTCTGTAATTGTTTCTTCGCCTGTAATTGCATTAAACTCTTTTTCTGTTATTTTCATAATTACTCCTTATGCGCTCGTATAAACATAAACTGTGCCAGCATCAAAATTAGTGCTAGTTGAAAAGACAGAAATTGATGAAATTGTGCTTGAACTGTCATAGTAACCACCAAGCGTATAACCTTTTTGTCCAGAGTTTAATCCAGATGAAGTTGATCCACCACCGACACTAAAAACTTTAACTCCTGATGAATTACAACCTGTTAATAAACAATAACCCGAAGCAGTTGAAGAAGTGCCTGCTGATTTTGCAAAAATAACATTTGATCTACCTTCTCCTATTTCACTAACGCTTGCAGCAGCATCGCTTTCGCCTACAAAAACACCACCATAATTGTAATAATTAGAACCAGTATCAGTATTAAATCTAAAAGTGAAATCATTAGAACCAGTAGTGCTTGCACTATCTACTAAAATCATAATTTTATCTTTACCACTTATACCAGAAACAGTAATTGTTGCAGCACCTGTTAAAGCAGTTCCACCTGAATTTAATAAAGACCAGTTTGAACCAGCTGAAACTGTTGCCCATTCTAAACCAGTTGCTTGACCAGATGCTGCTGTTAAAACTGTTCCATCAGCACCAACAGCTAATCTTGAAACTGTGTCGGCTGCTGTTGCTGCAATAATGTCGCCTTTAGCATCAACAATAGTTTTAGCAATTGCTGCTCCTGCATTAGTAAATACTGTGCTATCAATTGCAGTTCCAAGTGAGCGAATCGCTGCTGCACCATCTTTGACCAGCGCGGTATCATCTGGTGTTGTCCAGCTGTAATTAGTAGTAGTTGCCATATTGTCCTATTCCTATGAGATTATTGTAGCGTATTCCCAAGTTAAAGTTGGGCTTAAAGTGTTCCATGCCTCGGTGGCTGGGGTTGTATTCCAACGCATCGCCACTTGGCTAAATGCAACTGGAGAAACATTGATTGTTAAAAACAGTTCATTGAACCTAGTGCTCCATGACCAGCCCTCAACATAACCTTCAAAATCTCCACCTGAAATTTGGGTAGGCAAATTTGAAATATAGACTGGCATTCCCATAAATACAGCTAGTAGATCATCTCTATCAGCGTCATCTATTTCTGAGTTAGTGATTGGGAATGTGATTGATTGGAATGCTGGGATTGGATAAGCTCTTTGGGCTATATATCGGTCGGCAATAGCCTGAGCATCGACAGCACCTTGAACCCTAGAATTAATGCTTTCAGATTTATAGCCATATAAGGCAATTGAAGCTGCATCGATAGCGGTTACCTGTGAACTGTAATTGTTGCCATAATTGATAAAAATATCATTTCGAACATCTGCTGAACGCATAATTGTAGATAAGCCTTGACCTAAAGCATGGCGAGCATCTAACTCAACATAACCATTAGTTAACAGATAATTCTGCCTATGGTCTGCATCTGCATAACCGATGTTGCCTTGATTGTCCTCATAAATATATCCAAATGCTGAATTAGCAATATCTGAGATTACATTGTAAATGGTGTCAGTTAAATTAGATTGTGCGGTCATGGTATAAAGACCCGGTTGATCAATGTCGCCTAATCCTAAATTGACTGCATCTTCCCAAGTTTCGGCTGCATTATAAGTTGCCCAAGTTGTAGCTGCTGGCACATCATTCCAAGTTCCAAGTAATACGCTAGAAAGGATTGTGTAGATTTGGTCGCCATCCTCATCTTGAGAAATGTTGTCATTCCAAATTTCTTTAGTTAAGCGAGTTAAAGATCCCATCGCCAATAAAGTGTATTGAATAACTGTGGCTATTGAACCTGTTTGTAAAACTGCAACAGTAATATCTGTAACATCACCGCCAAACAAACTTACATAAGATCCGGTCGAGTCTTTGATTTGTAGATCAAAAGAATCATTAATGTCAAATGGTAATGTTTGATTATTTAATGCCACCAGCGTAACTTGCATATATGAAGGAAGTGGCTGTTGATAAATGTCAGATCGACCTGCTTGATGCTGAACATCTGAAATGGTGATGTCAGTATAATCGACCCCACCGACAGTCAATTTCCAGTCCGGTGTGAATACAGACATTAGTTGAGTCTATCTCTTAACGCGGTTACCGATCTTGCTGCTTGACTATTTATCGTTGATGCAAATGCTCTTGCAGTTCCCTCTGGATCTATTGCGCCTGATATATTAACTACAATACTTGGATTTGCTGCAAGGGTTTTGCCTTGTTTTTCTAATACTCTAAATTGGGCTTCAAGTGCATCAAATTGTTTTTGAGCAGCTGATCGAGAAATTCCACCAGTTGCAACTTGGAAAGTTAAATCTGCAAATTTATCTTGGACATTAAGTAATTGATCGGCTAAGTTTTGAAGGCTAGTTGCGCCAACTGCTCCACCAATTAAGCCACCACCGCCACCACCTACACCACCACCTGCACCGCCACCGCCAGTTCCGCCACCGCCAGTTCCGCCACCAGCAAACCCACTAGCACCTAATTGACCAACTTGACCTAAACCGCCACCACTAATTCCACCGCCTGAACTTCCAACAGGACTTAACTTTTGTATATCTGCTCCGCCTTTTACTAAGTTGATACCATCAATAACTTTATTTATTGCGGATATAACAAAATTTAGGACTGGAGTTATTGCACCAATAATTTTTCCAAACGCATCAATGATTGCCGCTGCTGCTTTAACGCCTACATCTAGCATGAATCCAAATATCTTTTGGACTATTGGAAATACCACATTAATTAAAATTTGACCAAATTCCTCAAATGATTCTCTATTTCTTTCGATAGCAGCTTGTATTACATCCCAAGCAGCCTTAAATTTTTCTACAATAGGTGTGCCATATTGGAATATGTAACCTATTAATCTTTCAATAATTGGCAGTAATGCCACGCCGACAGTTTCTTTTGCTTCATCAAATGCAACCTTTAATCGATCAATTCTGCCCTGAAATGTTTCAGCATTACGAGCTGCTGAGCCACCATATAAATCAGATAATCTTTCTTGCACTTGAGTAAATGACAAAGTAGATAATTCAGTCTTTGATAAACCTAAGCCTAATCTGCCAAGTGATGTAGTGTTACCATCTTGAGCCCTGCCCAACGCATTTACAACAGTTTCTAATTCTTTACCTGATCCTCGACTAATATCTAAAGCGAGAGTCAACAACTCTTGAGCTGCGGTAGTGGATTTAGTGCTTACGGCTAATCTCTGGAATGCAGGTCTTAACTCATCATCGGCTATACCAACAGCTAATGCTGTCTTGCTTATGTAATCCTCAGTTGCCTGAATTTGGCTATCTGTTGCACCTGTGGCGGTTCGTAATGCAGCAGCTAACCTTAACTGTGCCTGTTCATCCTCTATTGCAGCCTTAACTCCATCTATGGCTAATTTGCCAGCATAGGCAACGGCAGCAGCAGCAGCTACCGCAAATGCAGCAGCAGCCTTTTTTCCAAACTCTGAAATCTTGCTTGAGTTAGTTTCGACCGCTTTATCAGCTTCGCCTAACTTCTTTTTAAGATCATCGACATCGGCAAGGATTGAGAGTTTAAGTGTGCGATTACCGGTTGCCATTAGACCCATTCCTTAATGATGCGATTGAAACTTTCTTCCCACTTGTTAATCAATTCAGGCTGAATTCTGCGAAGGGTTGGATAAATGAACCATCCACGAGATCCACGACCTGCCCGCCCTGAATAACTAGGGAACTGTTTGAATTTATTTGAACCAAACTCAATACCACCCCAAAGGGTTTGCGTAGTAGCACCACCTGAAAATTTTTGTCTTGCGAATCCATAACTGAATTCACCGATCTTGCTCGATTTGCTGATGCTAACGCCATCCGCGACTCTAACCGCAACCTTGCCAGCTTTTGTTCTAGTTCCAGCTGCTTGTTTAATTTCTTCTGATGCAAAATACGCCAAAGCAGCAGATTGCCTTCTTGCTTCATCTGTTGCTTGCTCATCCATAAGTTTGAACGCTTTGTAAATATCGCGCAGATCTTTTTTGTTATAGGCGATTGTTTCATTTGCCATTCCTCTGCTCCAATATCTCTATCGCGGTGTAAATGTCGTCTGCATCAACCCATTCGCTCATTGGTATTTGTGTGGCTAACGCCAACTGAACCAATAATCTACTTAGGCTTCCTGCTGGGTGGCTTTTGGGTTTGCATCACCGACTATGACATCTGCGACTGTTTCCATCCAAGCCTCAAATGGTTTAACTGGCTTTCCAGCACTTTCTCGCTTATGTGCGTTATATGCCAAAAACATCAAATCCCACATACCAAGTTTTTCTTTTGCTTGGCTTATAGTATTTGAAGTAGCCTTTTCCCATTTTGCCCACTCAGGCGGTTGGGCTATGTAAGTGGCTTGCTCGCCTGAGTTATATTCAATTGTAATTGGTAACTTCATTGTTTGCTCCCGTTGTTAGATCTTAGCTAAATGTTTCTGTTACTGCTCCACCTTTGACGGTGAATGTAAATGAAACTTCCTGTGCATCGACTCCTGATCCACCTGCTGTTGGAAACTCAGGCAAAATGTCAAACACAAATTGTGCGCCTGTTGCAGATGTAAAAGTTACTGCAATTCCTGTATCTGGAGCTGATTCAGCAGCTGTCCAAATTGCTTCACATACTGAGCTTGCCTTGCCCCAGTCTGCCAACATGTCTAATTGGAAAGTTCCGGAAATATCTGTGGTTTTGTAAGCAACGCCATCAAGTGTTTGATATGCCTGACGCTCATTTACTTTTGTTAATACTGCGTTAGTCGCTTGTGCTTCGATGTCTGTTCCACCTGAGAAAGACAGCGAAATATCACGACCGGTGATTACTGTGGTTGCCATGATTACTCCTTATATAGTTCTTGTGTAGTAGGTAGAAACTCGAACATCTGCTATAAGCAGCGTACTTGCTCCAACTTGTGTAACTGTTGGTCTTTCGACCGAACTGACAATATACCCTGCGGGAATGACTGCCAGAACACTTATGATTAACTGCTCGATATTGTCGAGCGATGCAGGATTGCTATTATATGCAACTGCTACTGAAATGGTCATATTGACTTTAGATCTAATGTTTGATTTGTTTATTGTTTCAAATTCTAGATATGGTGAATCAGGCACAACTACAACTGCTGGCGGAATTACTGTTTCAGGCACAAATGAATAAACATTACCTGCCACGCTAGATAAGGCAGTTGCTAAAGGCGTGCGAACTTGCTCAAGAATTGTTTGGTTAGGCATTATTGACAAATACCTTCAACATCTACATAAGGTCCTAGAATTCCAATTACTCTTGAATAAAGTGATCGACCCATTCTGTATGGAGTAGCTGTAAAATCAACGCCTTCAATTTGTCCACCTGCTGCAACTCTTGATTGGAATACTTCAACCGAAATTGCAAAAACTGCTGATCGGACTGATTGATTTCCAACATAAGTTGATGCGCCTGTTAATGTGGCAGTTCCGCTTGGAATAACATTTGCTTCAATAACATCTGCGTTTGTGATACTAGCTGAAAAAGTATAGTCGCCAAGATTATCTGCTAATACTGTGCGAGTTCCATTATATGGACTCAAGCAACCAGCAATAACTACCGATTGACCTTCGGTAAATTCATGCACGCCAACTGTTGTAAATGTGGCAACATTATCTTGTAAAACTGTTTTTTGAACTGCGCTCTTAAATGTAACTAGCATTGGCAGAATAGTGTTTTCTGCTGTGTCTATTATGCCATCTAGATATGTGTCATTATATAAAGCAGACGACACACCAAGCACAGATCGCAACTCGGTGGCTGTAATTATACTTGGCATGTCATCTCCTTACTCCCTTAATGGATGCCTAG